CATTTCTTTCCATTCCCACCCAGTAACGCCGTTCACATAAGACATCTCATATAGTGTGTATGAGTGCGTTCCGCCGTTAACTTTTGGGCTGCCTTTCGACTCCACAATATTCTGAACGGCTCTCTCGAATGCTTCCACCGTTTCAGCGGAATACTTATCGGGGTTTGATGCCACATACACATCTACCCAAGTCGGAGCAATGGAAGTGAATACATCCGCTTCCGCACCATACAGAGGAGTCCGCACCGAGGTAGTGTAATACTTACCAAGCATAGAAGATGACCTATCCAAAGAAAGTCTTCTAAGCAATGTTGAACAACCGACGGCCGCGGAAACATATGCACCGAAATCTCTCGCCATATAAGTGATGTTATCTTTGTAGATAGTGCCGTCTCTGTATACCAGCCAATCATCATCTCCGATAGAAGTGCTGCCGCCACCTGTATTACCACCGCCGCTTGAACATTTTAATACTATATCAGTCATCGTCATCTCCTCCTACGGTTACAGAGGTTGCTGAAACATTGAATGTCGCCAAGACATATCCATCGCCGCCAGTTTTAACAAAAGCATAATATCCTTCGGGAACCTCACCCTCCGTATCAAAAGCCTTATACGCCATCACGGAGAAAGAAGAATTGTATTGGTGCCCAGAATCTCCTGCTCTACTACCTGTTCGTGTTGCGGTAATTGTGAACAGCGTGTCCCCAAATACCCATTCATCGTCTTCTTTCGTAGCGGTAACAACGCTGAAAGTCCAACTGTTGGTGTTTTGAACAGGGGAAACATTAGTATTAACAATCGCCTGCACTTCAATCAGTTTTGTATCCGCAGGAACATAAAAGATATTCGCTGTCGGATTATCCTCAGGAACCGGCAATACAGCGAACTTGGAATACACACCCACCTCATACGGCGAACAATACAATCCGTCGTCTTTAATTGACAGAATGTTCCCTGTTTCGTTCGATACTCTGACCGCCACTTGACTACTGTTGGTTAGTGTGCGAGTATCAATATCAGATGGTTGAATTACTGTTAAATCTGCCATAATTTAATCCTTATTTAACCAAGTAGCCAAGCAATGAACCCTGTAACGACCGCACCGCTGTGCCACGCTTGGGCATATTGTTAATTTGCTTCAGGATTTCTTTGTTAATCAATACGGTGAGTTGCTCTTCACTAACTCCGCCCCCAGTGGTTCCAATGGCTCCGATGACCTCATCAACAATGTCGTCCTTATACTTGTCCGCTACTCTATCAACGATGGTATTCTCAATGGTACGGGTCAGTGCGGACTGAATGGTCGTAACCAACGGTTTCAGGTCAGACTCAATAACATTCCGTTCGTTGGCATCGTTGGTCACAGTATGGCGTGCTTTGACATCTTTCAATGAACCGTCAGCATTGACCGTATTGGTGTAGGAGACTGCGGTCAATCTCCAATCCTTGGAAGCGGCTTCATTGATGGCTGATGTAATGGCTGATGTGATGTCAATGCTGATGGTGTCAGCACTGTTCTGGGTTAATGAAATCACCCATTTGTTATTCGAGCGTTTCAATGTGCCCGATGTTACGGAGGAGTTATCTTCACACTTCGTGATTGCAATCGTGCCCGATAGAGGGGAATTGGTCGAACAATCCGTCAGTTGTGGCACGCCTACGCCATCTCTGACCAGCGTTTTCTCATCGTCGCTCAGTCCGCTCAGAATGTCGAGCACTAAACCTTTCAGAGCGTCGCAACTTACTACATTAGACATTATTCACCTCCTCAACCACGATGGTGTTTGACGCATAGCCAATGATGACATCAATGTCATCTTCCGTATAATAGATGGGAATATTATGCCCTTCCGCCGGTTCCTCGTATGCGTAGCCCAACTCCTCATCATCTTCGTTAATAATGCGTGCGGTGGCATCCGATGGTCTGGGGTCGTCAGGGTGGAATATCCAGCCAACTCGGCTTGTGGCTATCCTGGTGCAGGTATCCACCTTGCCCTTCCAATACATCAGGTTGGCGTAGTATCGTTTGACCATCTTGTCCTCAATCTTGCGAAGCACGCTCCACAATTCGGTCAGGTCAATATGGACATCATCGCCGTTATTAACCTTCAGCACCAGTTCCGTTCTACGGATTGAACCGTCTGGATTGGTGATGTATGTGATGTCTCCTTCGGTCAGATACTTATCCGCAGCGGCAATTCGGTTGATTAAGTCCGTCAGGTCGATTGTTACATCGTCCCCACCGTGAATGTGCAATGTAACCGTCGCAGAGGTTGGATTGCCATCAGCGTCGGTTTGGACATCGGCAGTCGCGTCTTCAACATAACGGTCGTTGTCATTAAAATAGTTGATGATGTTCGTTACCGCAGGTGTCAGCGGAACATCTGTCGTGTCAGTCGTGTTTCCGTCGCCATCCGTTGTTGTGATGCGGATAATGTATGTCTTGCCCCCAGGGACACTCGGGTCGTCCTGTTCAATCAACTCAGCGGTGATTTGTGGGATGTCCGAACATTGTGCGACATTGATGTCGCCAGTGAGTTCCTCACCGTCACACGAATACGCCGTGATAATGCCTAACTTATCACGGAGCAGTTTAGAGGTGTCTTTGTCCAACTTGGTGAGAATGTCAATCACCAATCCGAACAGAGCCTCACAGGTTACTACATTCGTTGCCATAGTATCAATCCTTGTTATGATTATAAGCAAAATTTATTCTGGACCTTCGTCATCGTCAGCAAGTGGTTAAATCAGCGGAACCTTCACCTTGTATTTGTCACAGATGGGCATAACCTCATTAACGTCTAATGCAACGTAGCCATATTGCGGTATATAATCAAGGACTACCACCTCTCCCAACGGTAATCCTGACTCATCTGTACCCGGGTCATAGGTCAGGAAGTGAGTAATCGCATCCTTAACCATTGATGGAATATTGTTGAAGTCCATCGGTGTTATGCCCTGCAATTGGTCGCTGTTGGTTGAGTAGAAATAGTATTTATACTGACAGGGGATTTGCGGTGGCGGCGTCACCTGTATCGGGTCGGTGCAACAAGATGGGCAATCGTTGCCTTCGTTCGGCATACCATACCCCAGTAATTCGCCGCAACAATCTCTAACCGCTTTATTCGCCCACCATTTGGGTTCCTCCAACAGGTAGCCAATAACCTGTGAAGGTTCTGTTGTTGCAGTCGGGGGGTCAGTGGTTGCATCGATAGCGGTTACTTTGCCACAATCGCTGACAGCGGTGAACCACTCCTCAGGATAATTCTCTGGGGGTTGCGTCCAGCCCATTGTCTCACAGTCTATCGCCCAGTCAGGGGTTGGAGGACAGAATGGAGCGCAACCAATGTTAGAGGGTGTTCTCGGTTGCGGTGTGGGGGCGGTGGTCGCATAGACATTAACCGTTGAATATAAAGAAATTAAAGTGGCGGCATCTTGTATCCGCTCAGATGTGTATCTGTTAACGAAGAATGCTCTGATGTATTCTTTGCGTGGGAAATCCAGAATAATGGTCGGATTGTCAGAGGTGAGTTGCACATAACCGTCTTCTTCGTGGCAACTCTCACATCGCAAGGGCACGTGCCCAATCACATCAGGGAGGTCGTAAGACAGAATACAGTCGCATTTAGGTGGGGCGTCTGACTCGCTAATGAGCGCCACCACCGCTTTCTCAAAACGAACAGCAATGTCGGGAGGCAAGTTGTATGCGGTTATGGTGACGGACTCGTCAAAAATAAAATACGGACTGGCGTCGCCAATCGATTTTCCGTTGAAAATGATGAACTTGTTCATTGAGCCTCCATCGTGTACGCTATGCTTCCATCGTATATGTCAATACGCCGTCACCCACGCCGTCTTTAACCACCCGAATAGTATACCCTTTATAGTAGCGGATTGCAAGTGTTGGTTGCGAGCGTGTCAGCCGCCACGGGATGGTATCCGATGGGGCGCAACAGCAGGATTGTGGGCATTGAGCGTCAATGTGTAAGAACGGTGGCGGAGTGACAGGTGTAGGGAGGCAATCACAAACGTCCGGTTGTGGTCTCGGTGGGGTGTAGAGCAACTGTATCTTGTATACTGTGGAGTCCGGTATATCGAACCCCACGATGGTCATATCCCCTGTCAGCGTTACCGCTTCGCTGAAATTAGATTTGGTCAGGGGTGTGATTTGTGGGAAGATAAATTCTCTAACATTAGTCATTTGGATTGTCCTTAAGAGTGGTCCTTAATTCGCTGAATCGCCCTCTGGTGCTTGGTGGCGAAGGTGTATATCTCCTCCATCAATTCCTTCACAGGGGTTATATCGTTTATCGGTAAGTCAATCAGGAAGGGGTTGTGCCAGAACAGTTCCCTCCTCCCGTTTATATCTCCATTGTCAGCGTGTAGCGTGGTCTTGCGTCCATCGTCAGAGGTCAGTTGAATAGAGAAGGACTGACCGTCGTTAGAGACGCAGGTGACCTTCCCCCACGCACGATAGGTGGCGTGATACAGTCTGTCATTGGGGCGGACATTGCGTCCAGCGATGGTGGGCATTTATTCTCCTGTCGGCGTTGTATACTGGTTCGTGCCTACGCCATAGTTAAACCTCCCGTCACTGTTCGCTACGGTGGCTGGGTGTATGCCGGCTGACCGTCCATCCAAATGTGGCACCTGTCGCGTCTCAAACGCGTCAGTCGTGGGTGGCGGTGGGGCATCGGATTGGGTCGCCGCCGCCATATCCATCGCCGCTGAGATTAGTGGGTTAGACACGCCCAACGCTTCCATCGGGTAACCTTCATTGCGGAGGTAGTTATAGATGGCGTATGTAGTGAGGTTATCGTCAATAAGGTTCGGCTTGGCTTGTTGTAGGGCAATGAGGGTTTGCATCTGTTCTTTGGCACTGGAGCCCTGCAGGTCTTTGGACAGCAGTCCAGTTATCCCCCTCACCTGTAAGTCAATGTCTTGCCCCTCCACGAGGTCGCTGTTCTGGGTGAGGAGTCTTCTGAACATCAGTTCGAACGCCGGTTCAATGAAGTTCGCGTCCTCTTCCGCCGCCGCTTCTTTAACCGTTCTGAGGGCGTTGGACATCCGCTGCGCGTATTCGCCCAAGGAAGACGACCCGAAGTTCGCCGCTCCGTATGCGAATGCAGGTATTCCGCTCTCCTCATCCGCCAATCGTATCAGATGTTGCACCGCTGACCATAACAGTTCATACTGCGCTGACACGGTCTTAATCGGTCTGACAGGGTCAGGCAGGGCGGTGCTGGGGTTGGAGAACAATTCCTGATTGACTTGAAGCACATCTCCCGGCGAGATGGAGGACGGGGTCGGGGAGAATGCTTCGGTATTCAACAGGTAGGTGGGTATGGCTGACCATTCCACATTGTTTTCCCAGCAATGAAGAATGATATTCACCCTATCCTCAGTGTCTTTGAGCATCGCCGCCAATCCAATCGAGTCCCATACCCCGTCTCCAGTGCGTATGAATGGGGTGGCAAAATACGACCTCTCCTCTCCTTGTGGGGATTGGAGGATGCGGATGCTGACCGTTCTGTGAGCGATTACCAGCACCTCCACGTTGGCGTATGAATACGGGTCGGTGAAGGTGGAGAAGCCCATTTCGCTGAGTTCCCGTCCCGATACGAACCCCTCGTGGAGCAATGCTGGAATGGCATCGTCCATATCCCAGAAATCGTTGGTCTCGGTGTCCTGCACGAGGTAGGAGAGGTCTATCCAGTTGCGGTTGCGGGTTTCGTATTCTTTGAGGATATCTTTAATCGCTTGGAAGTCGATTTTGGTGTCGGGTTGTGGGTCGGCTTTGAGCATCCGCAGGAGTTCATACTTCGACAGGAACAGCACTTCCGTTACCCCAGCGGATGATTGCAGGGTGTCTCCATCTCCGGTTGGGAAGATATGGAACGGCGATACCGCACGGAAGTTAGGTATCGTGCGGTAGACAGGCTTGACAGATGCGGAATGGCGGAGGGTCGAATGTTTGAGCGAAGGGATGGTAGTATATGCTGGGAACTTCATATGGGATATACCATACAAGCACTGGTTCTGTGTGAACAACGCGTACTGCTGTCTGAAGTTCGACTCAACCAATATGTCTTGTAACAATGTTTCAATCCGCTTGGCGGATGAGGTTGCTTTGGCGACGATTCTTGCTTCCTCGAGGCCTCTGAAGCGTTTCAGGTTCTCATCGAGGATAGTTACGACCTCTGGTGGTAGCGAACCATCTGGGGTGAGGAGGAGTTGGGGGTCAAAGATATTCAAGGACGCCATCTTTGCGGCGAGTTCTCTCTTAACAGCATCGGATATGGCTTGCTGTGAGAGTGGGTCAATCGTAGGGTTGGGCGACGGAAAGATATGGAATATGGAGTCCATATTGGCGAACACCAAGTCCCTTTTCCACGCCCGCATCGCGTTGACTTTAATCTGTGTCAGCCCGAAGTATCTGCGAGGTTCTTTATTGAACGCTTTTTTGATTTGGTCTCGGAGTTCAGGAGTGTATTGCTTGTTGAACTGATATCGTGCTTCATTCAGCAAGCGCAGCGGTGTCTTGCCCTGAAAGGCTGTATGCTGTTCTTTGTAGCGTGCTGCGTCCTCGAAGCGTCTAATGACCAACGCCGCCAACAAGTCTTTCGGTTTGGGCTTGTTGGGTGTGGGGGTAGCGGACGGTGTGGGGGTGAGGGCGTCCATATAGTAGTTGCGTGAGGTCTGGTTCACCATAGCGGTCGCAGCGAGGTTGTTTGAGAGGGTGGAGAGTGTAGAGAGTATAACGGTTGCTGGGTGGGGCTGTCAAGTGGGCGTTGTCGGAGCCGCTGACGGTCAAGCGGTTGGTGGGCGTCCGCCTGCGCGACGACAGCCAAGGTCTGGAACGCATCAGCATAATGCGAGGCCTGGTCGTGGCGAGGGGTTTTGGACAAGGTTCTTGTGCGTTTATTATACTGAAAACGGTACAGTTGCAACTGCTCTAACAAGGGAGTCGTTTGTGGGGCAGCGAAGTATGTGCGGTTGAGAATGGCTGATGCCGCGGCAATCTGAGTTGTCTTATTGGTCAGTGGCACAGCAATGATGTCCAATTGGAGTCTGCGGGCTTCTTCCTTGCGAGACAGCGCGGTGGTGAACTCCCTCTGGTTGATATCGTGCGGCGCGAAGTGGTAGCCATAAAAATAGGGTTTCTGGCGTAGGGCCCGGGCGTAATGTACGAGTCCTATATTAGTGTCCGCGACATAATCAATAATATGGACCGCGTTATTGATAAACTGCGCGAATATAATAACCGTTTCGTCTCTTACGCCCAGGTCCCAGAAGGTATGCACAGGATATTGGGGGTCATATGCGATAGTAGAGGAGTGTCTGTTTTCTTTCAGAAGTGTGGCGATTTCCGCGCCAAACACACTTCCTGCTTCCGCACTGTCCCAGTCGGATAAATATTCCTGGTTGAAAAGGGTCGTCCCCATTAGCGTGCCGTTAATCGCTATCAGGGAGTCTTTTTCCTGCAGGAGTTGTTCCGGGGTGAATACATCGGTATCCGTGGCGGACAGGTGAGACACGAATGCTCTTCTGGGGTTGGCGTTCTGTACCATATGATAGAAATGATTTCTGCCCCGCACAGTAGAGATGTACAAAGAGGTGCCATCGTTCTCCAAAAGGATTGGGCGGAGAATTGATATGGCGTTGGGGTCGCACAGCGCGGCTTCGGAGAATGTTATATGCACCGCGGAAGAAGATACGAGGGAGTCATAGTTGTCTGAACCAACCAACTGCCACGTCGAGCCATTGGTTAATTCCAGAAGCATCTCTTTTTCGTGAACCTTTCGTATCAGTTGAGAAGGAAAAGCATCCTGCCACCTCCGCTTACCAGTGTGGGGATTTACGCCATTCCAGATGGCCTTGCGTGCCTGCTCTTGCTGGGGTAGCGTGTGCCAGTAGTTTCCCACCCTCTCCTGAGTTCTGATAGCAGCATCGTGGAGAGCCATCTCGTCTTTACCGTGTCTCCTCGGCCAAACAGCATAGAACTCCCTGATTTGGGAGCGTTTGCTTCGCATTGCTTCCCACAGAGGGAGTTGATATGCACGTGGCGTCCAGTTGTTATGCGGAAGGAGGATGTTCATTTGTGGGTGTTAAACGATTAAAATGGTTACTATCGTTAAGACGATATAACCAATGGGGGTGTCTGCGTGGGTCGGGGTAGCGTCTTGGGGGCGGGTAACCCTCCCAATTACGGTGGTTCAGGGAGTGGTTCTGAAAGCGTATCGGCGGCGGTAACATAGGGCGTGGGGTCTCCGTGGTGGGGGAAGATTGGCTGGGGGTGTGGGGCAGAGGACGGAATAAAAATACGCCCTGCACCCACATTGGGTTGTTAATGTGGAACGGTAAGCTCCATAACAGTGGGGGTTGTTAGGGTTGTTCATCTTGGTCTCCTGAAGTAGCAGAGGTAGCAGAGGTAGCAAACATATGCGGAAACGCTCTGACAAAGCGTGCTGTGTACCTTCTGGGTTGGTGCGAACAATTACACGTCACTTTGAACCTGCGTGGGGGATTATACGCCAAGTCAAACAGGTGTATCCCCGGGACGACGGTGGCTGGGTCAGGGTGCTGGTAGAGTGGCATCGTTGGCTTTCTCAGAATCGGTTTTCTCAGAAGCAATGTCTCTGATAACAACCGTAACATTGTTATCGTCAGACAGGTTAGCTTGAGGATGTAACCGAACTAAGGAATTAAACAACGCGTCGTGATAATTCCTTTTCTCGGTAACCTCCCCAGTCGTTGGGTGCGTTACGTAGCCTTCAAGCGTACCTTCAATGAAACGGTTGCGAGCAGCGATGAGGGCTTCGTCAAAGAACTCCTGATGCGCTTCTTTTACCAACTCGTCGAACAATGGGAATTGAGTTTTCCACTCTTCGAGTTTTGGTTTCGAGATATTGGCTAACCGTCTCGCCCTCGCTGAGTCTCCACAGTTGCGGACAGCAGCCAGATAAACTGTGAAGGTCTCCTCAAATGCTGGCGGAAACTCATTTGTCGTCGTCATATGGTATACCCTTTTGAATTTATAAATTATTTACTTCATAAAAAATTATGCCATAAATGGTGTATAGGGGGTGTGTCAAGCAATCGTTTTGTAGAATGTAACTGTGGTGTGTCAAGCAATCGTTTTGTAGAATGTAACTTTTGTAGAATGTAACTTTTGTAGAATGTAACTGTGGTGTGTCAAGCAATCGTTTTGTAGAATGTAACTGTGGCGGAGATGTGTACCGGTTATTTTTCTATCACACTATGAATTTTTGGTCTATATACCCTATATATACCCTTCTGAAAATTCTTACATTTTTTTATTTATTTAGTTTTTTTTACTTCGTAAAAAAAACGGATTATGTTTTCATTTTTTGTTTATTTAGTTTTTTTTACTTCGTAAAAAAAACGGATTATTTCACCGTCCGGGCGGTGTTGAGAGCGCCTATCAATTGCGGATGTGGGGCGGTGCGGTGCGGTGCGGTGCGGTGCGGTGCTGTGCGGTGCGGATGTGGGCAAAAAAAACCCCCCCAGAGGGGGGGGGAGACCTATTTAACCCGAGAGCGTTTAGGTTTAGGTTTAGGTTTTTCTCCGCCTAAAATCGCAGATAATGCGCTGTCGTAATCTGGGGATTCTATGGCTTTGTGGAAGAATCCCTTTTTCTCCCCAAACTCCCTAACCGCTTTCGCTGTGGCGTTACCCGTGGAGTCCAACTTTTTTACAACACGGTATATTGTGTTAAAATTTTCTTGAGTATTTATCATACTCAAGGAGTCCACAAAGTCGTTGCGCTTAAAGGTTTTTAAAAATGTGACAATATGTTTCATTTTTGAGCTCCTCGCCCCCAGTTAATCAAGTTTCAATCGGGCAGGGGGGCATCGCCGCCCGATTGATGTGGTTATTATTGCAAGTTTTCGCAAAGTTGTCAAGTTTTTTTTACGACAGCCATCCACGGGCAGCCAATACGGACAGCCAATACGGACACCACGCCCGATACTATATCTTGTACATAAGACTACAATCAGCAAC